ACCGAATTTGGCGGATCGGCGGCGGCGTCCGTGAATACATTTTCCGGGCAAATGATTGTATTACAGGAACAAACCGGCGCCGCGTTTGAACAAATCGGTACGGCGTTGCTCCCCGTGCTGGTTCGGTTCGGTTCATTTGCCGGGGAAACGCTGGTTCCGATTCTTACCGACGTTGCAACCTCATTTGGAAATTGGATTACCAGCGTAAACTGGGATGCAATTTTTACCGCCCTTAATGATTTTTATAGCGTGGCCTATGATTTGGTGGCGGGGATTGATTGGCCGGGAATCATTAGCCAATTGCAAACGTTGGCAACGGCAATACAAACGGGGTTAGCCGACGGGAGCGCCCGGGCGGCGCCGGTACTGGCCCGAATCAGTGAGATTTTTACCGTAATTTCCACCCAATTGGAACCAATCGCCGCCGGGATGATCGCGGCGTTTAATAACCCGGACGTACAAAACGCCCTCAAATTAATCATCGATTATACGGGCGTGGTATTGCAAGTATTAATGGAACTTGCAAACGTGGTAATCCAAGCGGTAATTGACCAATTTAGAGTATTAGCGCCCGTATTTTCGTTTGTGTTTGGGTTGCTGGTAACCGTGGTGAATACCGTATTCCCAATCATTACCGCGGTACTGAACGGGTTTTTACAACTGTTACGGGGTGATACCGTTGGGGCGTTGAATATCCTACAAACCACGTTCCAATCGGTATGGGATAAAATTAAGGGCGCCGTATCGGCGGTAATTACGGCGGTAATGAAAGAAATTGGGACGCTAGTTTCCAAGTTTACCCAAATCGGTATTGATATGGCAACCGGGATAGTAAACGGGATTAACCAAGCGGCGGGGAAAATTAAAGCGGCGGCGTTAAACGCGGCTAAGGGCGGATGGGAGGCGATTAAGGAATTTTTCCGCATTTCGTCACCGTCGGTACTAATGGCGGAAACCATCGGGAAACCATTTTCCCAAGGGATCGCCGCCGGGATTGTATCGGGGATTCCGGACATTGCCGGGGCGTCCCGATTGGCGGGAGCCGTGGCGGGAACCCAAGCAACCACCAATAATTACTACCAGTTAAGCGCTACGTATAATAGCAACCAATCCGAATCATCGATTATGATGGATTTACGGGACATGCAACGATTAGCGGGGGCGTAATGGGATCATATACACCGTATGCAATCACAATAACCACCAATGGGAAAACGTACCAGTTAAACGGGACGGACCCCATTACCGGTTACCAGTTCAATTACCAAGGGGATGGGGGTTTCGGGTTGGCGCCCCTCCATCGCATTACCCAACGGGGGACGTTCCAACAAGGGGATTTTGATACCGATTTCAGATTGGACCCCCGGATTTTATCATTGCCATTGTTGGTAATGTCGTCCAATCTATCGGACCATTATCAAAAACGGGATGCAATACTAAAAATATTCACCCCATCGAATACGCCGGCGTTGCTTACCGTTTCGGTTGGCGTCCCGCTGGGAACTGATTTTGTTCGCACAATTTCGGTGATGATTTTGGGCGGGTTAACGTTCGATCACGTCCCCGGCGCCGGGTACGATATAAAATTTGTGGTTCAATTGCGGGCGGCGGATCCGACATGGTACGACCCCAGCGGGATTACGGTTTCCACATCGTCCGCAATCGCCGGAACCCCAACCCCAATCCCCAAAATTTACCCGGTAACCTATGGGGTTTCGGTTTTGTCGGGTAATACAAAAATCACATACGCCGGATCATGGCAATCATACCCAATCATTACCGCAACGGGACCAATAACCGGGTTTACCATAACCAACGAATCCACGGGGGCTGTTATATCAGTACCCGGCGTTATCCCAGCGGGGCGAACGTGGACGTTCAATTTACTATATGGGTACAAAACGGTTACCGATGATTTAGGGGTTAATCAAATCGCGGCCGTTACCGCGGCGTCCGATTTGGCAACGTTCGCAATTATCCCCGCGCCCGCAATTTTGGACGGGGTGAATATTATCACTACAACCGGAACGGGAACCACCGGGGCAAGTGTTACCAGCATTTTTTATTACAATCGATACGTTGGAATATAGGGGGCAACAATGGCAAGTACAGAACGATCATTAGGTTGGGCGACGGGCGTCGCGGGAACCGACGGGGTAAGCGCATACGATACGGCCCGTATGACGGCAATGGAACGTAATACGCTAGGAAATGGGGTACTACTCACTGGTTCATACCTCGCAATTTCCAACACTAGTTCTACGCTTACCATTGCCGACGGGGCCGCGTTGGTTGGCGGGTATTTTTACGAATCGAACGGGGCGGTAACCATTTCTAATTCGGGATTGGGGAATACATCATACTACATTCTTATTATTGCAAACACGTCCGGCGCATCCCTTACCGTATCGGCAAACGGGGCGGGAACAACGACGGTAACAACCGCAACCACTCGCGCCGCAATTGTAACCGCCGCGCAACTATCAACTATTGGGAGCGCTATCGGAGGGACTAATTATTTATTACTTGGGACGATTAATAATAATGCGGGATTTAATAATCTAGTACCAGCATACGACCAAACCGCAAAATTATGCGGCGTCCCAAACAGCCAATTCGCCGTTATGTCACAAAGCGGTAGTACCACTGTAGCAAACAACGTTGCAACGCTTTTGTCGTTTTCGTCAACGACAAATAGCGCGGACGGATCTATGCGGTGTGATGGAACGGCGGGAACCATTACCGCCCCACTTGGGAGTTATTTGGTTCATTTTAAAGTTTCATGGGATACAAATGCCACTGGGAGCAGAGTAATTGCCGTAGCGGGTGACGGGGTACTGGTGAATTCGCAAATTGCCCAATCAGCCACGCAAACCGCATACGTGAATGGCATTATGGAGGGAACCGTTATTGTTGCCAATACGTCCGGACCCGTCACGATGTATTTACAGGCAACGCAAAATTCCGGAGCAAATCGCACAATTGGAAGTTATTTATTTAGAGCGTATCGGATTTGATGCATGGCGCCGCAATATACCATTTTTATCCAAGATAGCGCCGGGGCGATTGTTGCCAATCTTACCGCAATGATTGGCGTCAAAATCTCCCGCGTTTTAAACGGGTTTGACATTGCCCAAACGGTGATAACGGGAACTGATCCGAACGTTTCGTATATTGTATATGGGGCGCGGGTGGAAATATTCCGGCGGGACATTGCCGCCGGGGTTCCTAATAACCGGGAATTTGCTGGGGTGATTTACACCACCAAAACCACGATTAACGAAGTAACGACGGTTTCGTTTGTTGCGGTTGGGTTCGAAGTGTTGTTACAAAACCGGATTATTGCGTTTTTCGCCAACGTTGCCAACCGTTCGGTATTTACCGCCCAACCGGCGGAAACCGTCATGAAAACGCTATTTAACTATAACGCCGGTTCGCTGGCAACCACGGCGAACGCGCGATTTTTAAACGGCGTTATTACGGGAGCAACCACGGCCGCAACCAGCGGGGCGGGGAATTCTATTTCTATTGCGGTTGCGGGCCAAAATCTGTTAACGGCAATGCAACGAATCCAAGAAATCGCCGGGGGAGATTTCGCCGTAATCTACACCGCCCCGGCAACCTATACGTTTACATGGTACACCGGGCAACGGGGGACGGATCGAACCGCAACGGTAATATTTAGTACGGCAACGGGAACCATTGGCCAATTGGATATAGAGCAACCCCGGATTAACGATTTTAACGCCGTTATCGTTGCGGGCGCTGGGAATGAATCCGCCCGGGCGATTGTTACCCGGCCGGCGTCCCTCCCAACGGGGTTTGATTTGCGGGAACAATGGATTGACGCCCGCAACGGGCAAACCAGTACGGCAGCGCTCCAAAATACGGGCGATTTGGAACTAGGAATAGCGACAAAAAACCGGGTAACCTATAGCGCCCAAATACTGCAAACGCCGGCGGTTCGGTACGGCGTCGAATACTTCATTGGGGATTTAGTCAGTTTGTACACCGGCGCCGGGGTGGTAACCCAAAAAATCAACGGGGTACAAATATCTATTGATAGTATGGGACGGGAGCAAATACAAATTGAACTCATTTCTAACTAATCTCGCCGCCAACGGGCGCCGAACCGACATTTTGGAGCGTATCGAAACGCCGGCGGCGGCGTTGACACTTACCCGATCGGCAACGCTGGCAATCACCACGGCCGGCACTACAATTACATGGCAGGTGGAAACCCGGAACCGCGGGTTCAATTGGAGCGGGACGGAAATCACCATACCAACGGCCGGGTATTATGCAATTAACCTCCAATACAATGCCGCGGCAATTACCACTACATACGCAATTTTGCGGGTGAATGGTATTAATGTTGCGTTTTTCTCCAATTCCAGCATTAACAGTACCCTACATGGTTTTACGGTTTTACGGTATTTTTCCACTGGGGATTTAATTGAAACGCGTGTCGTACCGGCCGCGAATTCGACGATCCAAGTTATTGCCGAGGGCGTCGCTAGCGAATCCCCATTTATTCACATCGCCCAATTAACGGGAGCGCTATAATGTTAATTATTAATCGAATCTATAACCCCGTAACAATCCGAATTATGTATTTTGATGATTTCGGCGTTGAATACCCGCAACCCCCAGCGGGCGCCGAAATTGTAGACAAACCCTACACATACCCCGAGGCAATGGCAGAACTACGTTTGGAGCGGGACGCGCGTTTGAATTGGAGTGATTGGACGCAATTACCGGACGTACCACTAACCCCGGCTATGGTTACCCAGTGGCGGGCGTACCGTCACGATTTGCGGAACGTCCCGGAACTGGTAGAATCGTTAGGTTGGGACGGGGCCGTGAATTGGCCAACGCCGCCCAAATAGGGGGAGGGCCGCCTATACGATGAATCAGTACATCATAAATAACGGTACAAAACCTCCCACCCGGGGGGTTTTGTATTTGCCCCGCATTGGCGTCTATTTGGCGATTTGCGGGGCGTTATCCCCCAACCCTATACAATGATACCCCCGGGCGCAACGGGGCAATTATGAGAGTTTTACCAATATTCGCATATTCGCATAATTGCATATTGACATTTGTATAATTATACGTATAATGAAATAGGAATGAAGTATTTGAGTAAAGGAACAAACCAGATGAAACCGTACCTACTGGCCGAACCCGAAACGGTAATCAAAAAACAATACCTAATCGCCAGCAGCACTAATGAATGGTACACGCCACCAATCTACATTGAAGCAGTGCGTAATGTGTTGGGTTCAATTGAATTTGACCCATTTAGCTGCAAGGTGGCAAATACGTTGGTGCAGGCAGAACAGTACTACACGGCCGCTGATGACGCTACCACCGCACCATGGCCTGCAGCGCAAACAGTATTTGCCAATCCACCATACGAACGCGGATTGATTGGGAGATGCATCAAGGCAATTATTAAAAATTACCATACCAACAATTCAGCAACAATTGCACTGGTAAACGTGGCAGCAGATGCAAAATGGTTTCAGGAAGCATTAAGCAATTGCAGTGCAGTATGTTTTACCGCGAAGCGCATACGGTTTGTCAAAAGCGATGGCATAACATTGGGTGGTGGCAATACACGTGGCCAAGCATTTTTTTACTTTGGTAATGATGTGGCAGGATTTGTGCAAGTGTTTAAAAAGTTTGGCAGCGTGTTGAAAAATGTTCAATAGTGATCACTAGCGCACATTGAGCAAGGCCAAAAACAATGCGCTAGTGATCACTATTGACCACTAGCGCATACCGCATAGGCCACGAAACATTAGCATTGCTAGGCATTATCGACATATACGGTGTTACTAGGATAACATGAATTTACGATGTATGACCAATAAAGGAACAAACCAGATGAAACCGTTCACACTCACCCGGCCCCAAATTACGGCAATGATTGACGAAATTAACGAACACGTCATGGCGGTAAACCATGAAACCGTTCGGGACGTGGTAGCAACCGTTTTTGATTCAATCGACGAATCAGCGTATTGGGCCAAAAACGGCGAACCCATCACCGAATCGGAATTGATTCAACTGGTAAACGATTGGATTGAGGAAAACGGCCCAACGGATCCCGTCAAAATCACAATGGAATTAGCGGCCAACGCCGCCCGGGCGGTACTGGAATCACGGACCGCCGAACCAAAAACCGCACACGTTCCCAGCATGGGAATTAGCCGGAACTGGGAGGTTTAACAATGCGAATCCAGATGAATAAGGATAGATTACCCGCAATAATCGCCGGCCGGGGCGCGGTTCGGGAACTGGTAACCAAACATGAAAAACATACATACGGGAATGTGTTGGTTATTCGTCACGTTGGGCAAATCGCTCCCCATAGCGTCCCCGGCGCCCCGGTACTGATTGGCAAATACCGGGAACCAATCGCCGGGACCACGTTGGAAATATTCCAAACGTCGAATTTACGGGTTGGGGAATGTTGGATTTATAAGGGCGAACGGTTTTATGTAATGATGAATGATATTATTACCAGTACCGAATATTCGCCGGCAATTACCGAGTTTATCGCAATGCGGGATTAGTACCCAATGGTAACCGCTGGGGCGCTGGGAGCGGCGCCCCCAACCAATACGGGATTAACGGCGCAATCTAGACGCCGATCCAATAAAGGAGTAAACCAGATGACAAACGCACAAATCAGCGCCGCCCAGGGGAAACGAATCGACGGTTTCGGGGTATCATGTATTCTCACCCGTCACCCCCATTACCCGGAAATTTATACCATGGCAACCACATACACCCATGGGGGCGAAACGGTACAACGGTACGAAATCATTCCCGCCGGGACGGATCGGGACGGCGTTAAGGGGTTAGCGTTCGAATTGTTCAAATTGCGGATGACGGAATACGACGTTACCAACTGGGATTATATTTACAACACGTATTCCCCCATTACGGAACCGGATGCGACGGTAATCCGTTGGGTATCGGATTTGTTCAAACCCCAAAACATTCCGGCGTTGTACGACATTTTTAAATCTGCAAACGTCGATTTTTTCCGTTCCAACAATTGGCAGAACGTGTTAATTACTCACCAATGTATGATTATGGGATATGACGCCCGAACCATCCCATACAACGCGTTCCAGTGGATGGTATATATTTTGACGGAACGCGGGTTAGAATTTCGGGGGAAATGATGGGGTATTGGAGCGGGGTATACAACGGCGTAAAATGGGATATCGAATTTAAGAACGGGAAATTTTACGCCGAAATCTATTTTACCCCATCCCGAATTACGCAATGGGGGAGCAAATCACAGGCCGCCCAATGGATCGTAAAAACAATTAATGAGAGGGGAACCAGATGAGTGGATTATTCGCCGATGACAAAAAACTGTTTGATGACAACGCCGCACAAATCGCCCAATTATGGGGAGAAATCGCCGAAATTGACAGCGAAATAGCGCCGCTCACGTCCCGCCGGGATACAATCCGGGAACAAATTAAGGAACTAGTAACGGTATTGGGCGGTTCGGTTTCGGTTCCGGGATTCGGTACGGCGTTAATGACGAAATCCAGCAAATCGGCGTCATATGACGCCCAAACATTGGACGCCCTTACATCGGAACTGGTTCGGAACGGGGAAATCCAAACCGCCCAACGGATCGCGGACGCCCGGAAAGAGTCTACTAGGGCCGGGTATATCATGCTTAAAAAGGATAAATAACGATGGATGAAAAACAGGAACAACTTACCCGCACAACGGTTTCGTTTAACCATACCGAATCTATGCTGTTATGGCAGATTGGATACATGGAAATGCGAAAACAGGGAATGAAACCGTTAACGCTCCCCCAGATTGTCCGCCAATGTGTAATGGACGCCGCCAAATTTCGCGGGTTAGATGTGATTAACCCGGAATTTAGTTTACCAGTGATAGGAAACGGTAATGAGTGATTTTTTCGACGATATCGCCGGGTTAGAGTTTGAAACCGAAACCCCAACGCGCCAATTGCCCAAAATTTGGTGGTTTAACGGCGTCGACGCCAAAACCGTCCGGACCAATGGGGAATTTTATACCAAATTGAACGGGTGTAAAACCCCGTGGAATGAGTCGAACCGGTTCCCCGACGAATCCGGTTATTCGGCGCCGTCCCTCCATTGGGCGCCAATCTATTACCGGGAACAATGGTTTACCAGCGACGGACAGGAAACCCGCTGGT